AAATAATAAAAATATCATGGCTGATTCATCTCGTCACAATCTATTCTTCGTTCCGGAAACAACTTATGGTGTAACACCAGCGGTTGACCCATCGTTTGCCGATGTACGCCATACTGGCACCACCCTGGCAATCACTAAAGAATCCTTTCAATCGGAGGAGTTACATGCCGACCGACAGATCCGAGACTTCCGTCATGGTGTTCGTGCGGTAGCGGGTGATGTAAGTTTTGAGTTATCTTCAAGTTCTTTTGATGATTTGTTAGAGGGCACCTTTATGGGTTCCTGGGCGGGGAATGTTTTGAAAGCCGGTGTCACTCGTCGATCTTTCAGTCTGCTACGTCAATTTACCGACCTGACAGCTAGTGATAAACCTTTTCATCTTTTTAAAGGTGTTGAACTTAACACATTTAGTTTGTCGGTACCTGCTTCCGGGATCGTAACTGGTTCGTTTGCTTCCATTGGTCAGAACATGGAAATCAATTCGGACATGACAGCCTATGGCACACCGACTTATGGAACTCCAGACACTACGGCTCCTTTCGATAGCTTCACTGGTACAATCACGGAAGGTGGCGTTGCAATTGGTATTGTTACTGAGATCTCGTTATCTTTGGAAAATGGTCTAGCACCTCGTAATGTTATTGGTTCGGATGAAACAATCCGCCCAACAATTGGCCGTTCAAACTTGACCGGTAACATGACAGCATATTTTGAGAATTCAGTTCTTCTTGAAAAATTCTTGAATGAGACAGAATCAAGTCTCACGTTTACACTAGCGGATGCTGCCGGTAACTCCCTCCAATTCGACATCCCCAAGATCGTTTATAACGGTGGCCAACCTGATGTTTCCGGCCAAGGTGCAATTACATTGTCCCTGCCATTCCAAGCTCTTTATGACAGCATTGATGAGAGTCAAATTGTAATTACCCGTTCATAGAAAAAACCTGATACCCTGCCAGCCAGGTCTACTTAACCCCTCACTGTAAAAAGTGGGGGGTTTTTGTTGACATGCATAAACGGTTTTCATTTATTACCAGCATGGAAGAATTTTTTACTAAAGAAGCAGCCAACGAGGGAATAGTAATTCCTCTACACTTGCCAACCGGTGGTAAATCGGAGCACACAATCACCATCTATGGGGTTGACTCCGATGAGTTTTACCGTGCTTTGCAAATTGAAAAACGCAAGCTATCTGGGATTGAGATCGCGGCAAACAATCTAGAGGGGGAGGACCGACTTGAATACATCAATGACAAGCAACGCGAGTCCGAGTATGCCGTTTTAGGGCACCTAATTAAAGATTGGACTTTCGAAATGGAATGCACAATGGAAAATAAAATCCACTTTGTGAAGAATGCCCCTCAGATTGGGGAGCAGATCAATAACATTTCCGGGGACAGAAAACTTTTTTTAGCTCTAGGGCAAGAGAGTTAGAGAATTTTGCTGAGTCAGAATTTGATCTTTCTTTGCCCCTCGAGGGTTCTAGTTGTTCAAAAAGAACACACTTAAATAAGGTTTGGGAGCAGACCGGCAAAAAACCGGATGAGCTTGAGAAAGCTCCCAAGCCGCCCAAAGAGCTTCTCTACATTTGGGATTGGTTCATTGAGCTAATCCAGTTTGGGGAGATAAACTGGCAGACCTTACATGCCTGGGTGGCCATGCGTGGTTTTAAAACCAATGCCTTCGAAACAGAGTTGCTTTTAACCCTAAATAGGCTTTATATTAATCGCAACCATGGCAACAGATGTAACACAACTACTAATAAAGGTAAATAGTAACCAGGTTGGTACGGCAAGCGACCGTGTTGATCGATTGGGTAGAAGTGCCGGTAAAACAACAAAGGCCACCGACGAGCTTACAAGGGCCTTTATGAGATTCGCGGGACCTGTTGCGGTAGCATATGGGCTAGCTAACCTCACAAAGTATGTTATAAAAACCGGGATGGCTTTTGAAGTTTTTGAAAAGCAACTATACTCGGTAAGCGGTACCGCAAGACGCGCAACTGCTGAGATGGATTTCCTAGTAGATGTTGCTGAAAGAAATGCTATTGGGATAAGGGGATCGGTTGGCCCATATATCCGTTTGAAGGAGTCAATGAGCAGACTTGGACTTGAGGCCAAAGATACCAAAACACTTTTTGAGGGTGTATCAAATGCTGCTGCAACTTTTGCGTTAAGTGCGGATGAAGTTAATGGTGTACTTGTTGCCTTTTCGCAGGTTGCTTCGAAGGGGAAAGTACAGGCGGAGGAGCTTAGAAACCAGATTGGTGAACGCCTTCCGGGTGCCTTCAGTTTAGCTGCCGAGTCCCTTGGTGTAACAACCCAAGAGTTGAACAAGATGTTGGAGACTGGTCAAGTTTTGGCCAAAGACTTCTTACCTAAATTTGCGGAACTATTACAAAAAGAGTATGGTAATAATCTAGAGCGCAAAACAGATACACTTGCGGGTTCGGCAACAAGAGCAAAAAATGCATTCGAACTTTTGGCCAAAGAGATTTTTGAATTTTCTGCCGATACAATTGGCCAATTTGTATCAATAAAATCGGTGATAGACAAAATCACTAGTGGGGCTACCAGCCTTAGTAACGCGATAAGATTTCTTAAAGAAAGTTACGAGACCGAGGCATTCGTTAGAATAGCTGAGGACATGGGCAACATAAATGCACAGCTTATAATATTTGGTGACAACGCCAAGTTGATGCGTGAAAACAAGTTTGATGATTTGATAAAGGAATTTGAAGATCTCAATAATGGGATGGACTTTGATGATTATAAAAACGCTTTGATTGCAGTTGAGCTTCAAATTTTTAGAAATGAAAAGGCATTGAGGGCCCTAAATAATATAACCGCAGATCATAGCAAACAACAAGCGGTTGAGAAAATACACCTCGAGGAAAGAAATAAAATTCTCAAGGAGTATGTGGTTCAATTGCAAGCAATTGGGGCAGAAAAAAAAGCCGCCGCTCAAGAAGATGCTATAGACATTGGTGAAACATCTTTGGTTGAAAAAAGCCCAGCACTGGCCCGCCTTGAAAATTATCTAAACGCCGAGTGGGAAGCTCGGGACGCTGCCTTTGTCGAAGAAGAACTTCAAATACAAGACAAACAGGCTAGGGAACTTGAACTACTTAAAAAGTCTTTTGAGGACAAGATGCTTTTGGATTCGGAATACAATGACCTTAAAAAGAAGTCTGCCGCGAAATTAGAAAAGGACATGGCAGATCTAGCCAGGAGAGAGGCATTGTCTTCTCAAAGGCAGCAACTACAGGGTTACAATCAGCTCTTAGGCATGACTGGTGATATAACCGCTCAATTGCAGGGTATGGCCGAGGAGGGTTCGTCAGCCCAGAAGGCCCTGTTCTTTGCTTCCAAAGGCATAGCAATCGCCCAGGCGATTATTAATACTGAGCTTGCCGCCTCAAGGGCTCTAGCTGAGTATCCAGCCCCGGGAAATGTCGGTATGTCTTCTGCAATTAGGGCTCTAGGTTACACCTCGGTTGGGTTGATGATGGGGCAAACAATTTCCCAGGGTTCTTCCGGCAATTTCGCCGAGGGTGGCATCGTCCCTGGTGGCAGCTTTAACAGTGACAACGTCACAGCCAGTGTGAATTCAGGTGAGATGATCCTGAACTTTGCCCAGCAAAAACAGCTTCTAGATATGGCCAATGGGGACCGCAGATCTTCAGGCCAGGGTGTAAACGTGAATGTCATAAACAATTCTGGGTCCGAAATTGAGGTCCAGGAGGATGAGGGTAAGAATGGTGAAAGGATGATTGAGATCATAGTTTCCAAGGTTGAAAAGAACATCAGCAGTAAAGTTCAACAGGGTGGAAATAGATTGAGCAAATCTTTTGAAGGTGCCTACGGATTAAAGAGAGGTAACTCATAATGGCACCACAATGGCCAATTGCTCTTCCTGTGATTTCAGCAAAGCTTTCAGCTTCTGTAAGCACCAACGTGGCCCGGACCGGTATTAAAAGTGGGTTGCCCAGGCAAAGGAACCGATTTAAAAATCAAGTTTCTGAGTACAGCGTGTCCTGGCTATTTACCGATGCGGAGTTTTACACTTTTGAAACCTTCCACCGGGTGAACCTCACCAATGGAAATCAGTGGTTTGAAATCGATTTACCAGCTACGCAAGGGTACCAAACAGTTTTGGCTCGGTTCGTTGGGGGTGCATATAAATGTTCAAACAAAGGAGTGCTGAACTGGTCCGTAAGTGCAAAACTTGAAGTTGAAAATAGTTACGGGTATACTTCTTACCCATAAAATTAAAAACTAATGCCTGTACAATTCCCAGCCAATCTGCCAAGGGCCTCAAATAAACTGAGTCTAGGTGTGAAAGATGCAACAATCCGGAGTGTTTTTGACACCGGTAGGTCCCGGCAGAGGTCCAGGTTCGAAAGTAAGAATACTTTTTACAGTGTGAAGTGGGTATTAAACGATGATGAGTATTCAACCTTTGATGCTTTCCACAGGTTGGCCATAGATAATGGCAATGATTTCTTTGACGTTGAACTGCCGACCGGATCCGGTGTGGAAGTAGTCACAGCGCGTATCGTGGGGGGTGACTACAAAATAGCATCAAAGGGTGTTTTCAATTGGGTCATAACCGCACAGCTTGAGGTTTTAAGCACCCTGTAGGGACCAATATCAATTGACAACAGCCAATTTTAAATATCAAATAAACAAATCATGTCTTTAGCAACCGAACTACAAGCAATAATTGACAAAATATCTGAGGATGAGGTTCTCCTCTACACCTTTGTAAATGGCGATATTAACACTGTAGTCAACGGTGCCGGTGGCCCCTACCCATCACTTGCTAAACTTACAAGTTACCTCTCTACAGCTTACACCAAGCAGGAGGTTGATGACTTCCTGGCGTTAAAAGCAACACTTGAATCCCCGGCATTGACGGGAAACCCAACCGCCCCAACACAAAGTCCGCTTGATAACTCAACAAAAATTGCAACAACAGCTTATGTTGACGCTTCAGTAGGGCCAAGCGATAAGGGTTTTTTCCTAACAGAGGCTGCATTGGTGGCCGAGTATCCGACAGGTCAAGATGGATGGTACGCCGTCGTTGGCGAAACCGACACCGTGTGGACTTGGGATTCTGACACAACGGCTTGGAAAAATACCGATACAAATTCACAGGGAACCGTCACTTCCATTGGCATCACTGATGGGAACGGTATTACATCAAGCGGGGGACCGGTTACACTTTCCGGTGATATCACTGTCGGACTTGATACCGCAACACAGTCAACACTTGCAAGTGTCGCGGACAAGGCCCCCATCGCTGATCCCACATTTACTGGGACAGCCACAATCCCGACTGCGGATATCACGACTGCGGATATCACGACTGCGGATATCACGACTGCGGATATCACGACTGCGGATATCACGACTGGTAACATCACAACTGCCAACATCACAACTGCGGACTTTAATGCTGCTGGTCTAGGTGGAGAAGTAAGTTGGAACAACACAGAGAAAACCTTGGACTTAGCTACTGGTTCAGAGAATGTTACTCTTCAGCTTGGTCAGGAGGTAGTGTTGTATGCTAGGAACACATCTGGAGCAACATTGTCCGATGGGCAGGTTGTGATGATAAGTGGCTCGCAGGGAAATAAGCCAACGATTGCTTTGGCTCAAGCCAACACAGTTGAGAATGCCAGAAAAACAATTGGCGTTGTGACGCAGACTATACCTAACAATTCTAATGGATTTGTTACACTACTTGGTAAGGTTCGGGATCTAGTTCTGGACAATGGAACGTACACTGAGGGTGATGTAGTTTACTTAAGCAGCACTGTTGCTGGAGGTATCACGGTGGTTGAACCCGACATTAGCGTTGAGATTGGTCATGTGTTGGCAACCAGCAATGGGGGGAATACAAACGGAGTGCTTGAGGTTCAAATTAACAATGAAGCGGCCGTGCATGAGCTTCAGCAAGAGTTGCTACCCCTAATTGCAATCAATACGGCTAAGGTTGGAATCACGCCAACTCAAGCAAGTGACATTGTAACCAACAACGCCAAAGTTGGAATTACACCAGCACAAGCTGCGGACATCGTAACTAACAATGCCAAGGTTGGAATTACAACGGCACAGGCTGCGGATATCGTAGCCAATAATGCCAAAGTGTCGTACACTGATGCAGCCGCCGTTGCAGCTAACACAGCAAAGGTTGGAATCACACCCGCACAGGCAAGTGACATTACAACTAACAATGCTAAGGTTGGTATCACACCCGCTCAAGCAAGTGAGATTAATACCGCATTGCAACCAGCTGATCCAACATTGGATTCAGTCACAAGCAACGGCGCAACGACGACCAACAACGTCGTAGTTGGTAGCAAATTTGCCACAGGCAACAATGTTGCATCGGGTGGGGTTGCCATTGCAGTTGGAGGAGCTGGCAATACTGCATCGGGACTCAATTCGGAAGTTATAGGTAGTGGTAATTCCACAGCAAGCGGTCAGGGATCCACCGTTGTTGGAGGCAGTAATAACGACAACGCT